GGTCACAAAAATTTGAAATACTAACAAATGTTCATGCAGAAGACATACTTTTAGAAACATCTGAATGGGATGCAGGAATCAACTCAAATGTTCTTTCAATGACTTGGAACGTTGACCGTCTAGTTCAAGACCAGGTACTGTTTGTCAAGAAGTTTCACGTTTATGTAAGATTCCACAGCAACAGCACAATTGATCCCTGGACATTTATGCAGGAAACATCTAACACAAACTTTTCAACCATTATGCCATCTGGTAAAAACAAGGCAGATGTGGCAGTTCTAATTCCAACCTATCGTGGACTAGATGCAGGCACCACACTCCCAATAGACACAGTCCCAGACCCAGATGTTCCTATTTCGCCAGCAGACCTATTTCCAGAATCGGTATTATTTGTTGGCATAGATGTATAGTTTAATGGTATAATGGTAACACTATGGCTAAAATACTACCAACACCATCAAGAGGTCAGCCAATTGACGCAGCCTTTTTGTTTGATCTTACCAATGCTGTTAATGATTTAATCAAGGCAGTAGATCAAAGGAAGGGTAAGACCTATATCCAACCTACAGAATCTAAAACTGTAGTTTCACAAAAGTCAACAGCAAATACGTCATTCTTTGCTTCTACCTTTAAGGTTAGCGTTCCATCAGAAGACGTTTCTGTAGACACTAAGGGTGAGGCAACAATTGATTTTTCTGGAATCGCATTCGATGGTCCACCAGTTGTAACAGCAACACCAGTTATCTTTGGAGAAATTACAGATGCTTCAAGATCTGCTATTGTTACAATTTCTAATATTACAAAGGCTGGCTGTAAGGCAAACGTTAGATTTGCAAGTCCTGGCACGGTAAGAAATCTATACGTACACGTTATTGCAGTTGGCACAATCGCTTAGGAGCAACAATGGCAACTAAGGCTAGCACCATCGCTGACGCTAAATATAATGATAAGCCAGTAATTCCTGGTAGCAAAAAGGTTTGGTTTCTAAATGGCAACCTTGTTCGCATTCATCATCTAAATAAATCTAATGGTATTATGTCTGTTTATAATATTAATGAAGATAGGATTGAAAGTTGTCTTATTAATGATTTTAAGAAGAACCGTGAACGTGCCTATACAGTTGGAGAAACAGCAGATCTTGTAAACAGACACAAGAAATACATGCCACAACTAATGAAACGTGGAGTTATTCCACATCCTACAGGCTCTCAAAAGGGCGGTAACACAGGCTGGCAGGTAAGAAGTTATTATTCAGAGTCGCAAGTTTTTGAGATTCGTGATATACTGGCTTCCTACCATATTGGTAGACCAAGAAATGACAGGCTCATTACGAACGACATAACTCCTACAAGACAAGAGTTGACAAGGCGTATGGGCGATGGTATACTTACATATACGAAGACTGAAGATGGTCGATTTATCCCCATCTGGTCTGAATCAATTTAATGTTCTTGAAAGGAACAGGGTATGAATAACGAAGAAACTAAGGTATCCGTTGGACTTGGATACACTCTAAACCTAGGCAATTTCCAGTCACTGCGAATTGACCTATCTGTATCAGACAGCAAGCGTGAGGGCGAAAACACAAACGATGCCTTTGAGCGTGTCTACTCATTTGTTGAGGCTAAACTTCAGGAGAAGGTTGCCGAAGCACAGGGCGAGATCGAAAGTAAGTAATGGCAGACCGCAAAGACCGTATGGCTTTGCTTTCCAGGTACTCTAAACTACATACTCAAAAGTTTGAGGCAAAGCCATTACTAAATCTAAATGTAGAACAATGGGCTGCAGATGCCCTGATTGAATCGTACACTTTACCTTTCTGCTACGATCTGCTAGAATATTATTTCAATGTTGCACAAAAGCCAACATGGAAGTACTTCGCAAATTACGCTCACGAAATTATTGATAAGCGTGAACAACTAGAACAAGATAACAAGGAGAGAGCCGAACGCCGTAGAAAGGCTAAGGAGTGGTTAAATGAGTAATGTAGAGTCAAGGCTAATTTCAGCGGTACTGCAGGATAAGCAAGTACACGTATTGCTACAGGCAAACGTAGAGAATCTGTTGCGTACCCACAAGGATATCTGGCAGTTTATTCGCAACTATTCAGAGACAAATCAGTCAGTACCACCAGTATCTTTGGTTGTAGAGAAGTTTCGTGACTTTGCCCCTGTTGAAGGCATTGGTGCTACCAAGTATCACCTAGAAGAACTTCAGCAAGAGTTTCTCAATGATAGCGTTAGGGAACTTCTTAGGACCGCTGCTGCTGACGTGCAGGCTGGTCACAGTGCAGACGCACTAGAAACAATCATTGCTAAAACATCAGAACTTAAAAAGAACACAGCAGTTATCCGTGACATCGATGCAACCGATCTTGACTCTGCAGTATCGTACTTTGAAAACCTTGCAAGACAGCAGGCACTAGGCTCTGTTGGAATTAAGACTGGTCTGCCAGGATTTGACAACTACCTACCTGCTGGAATTACTCCAGGACAGTTGGGGGTCTTCCTAGCCTATCCAGGTATTGGTAAGTCTTGGTTTGCTCTTTACATGGCGGTACAGGCATGGAAGCAAGGCAAGTCACCACTAATCATCTCTCTTGAAATGAGTGAGACAGAAGTTCGTAACCGTGTGTTTGCTATTATGGGTGAGGGTCTTTGGTCACATCGTAAGTTGAGCAACGGTCAGGTAGAGATTGATGACCTAAAGCGTTGGCACTCAAAGGAACTTGCTGGCAAGCCAGAGTTCCACATTATTTCTAACGATACTGGTGGAGACGTAACGCCAAGCGTTATTAGGGGTAAGATTGACCAGTATAAGCCAGACCTAGTCATTGTTGACTACCTGCAATTGATGTCACCAAACCAGAAGTCGGACAATGAGACGGTACGTATGAAGAACCTATCTCGTGAACTAAAACTTATGGCTATTAGCGAAGAGATACCGATTATTGCCATCTCGTCCGCTACACCAGACGATGTTACCAAACTAGACACAGTTCCTACGCTTGGTCAGACCGCATGGTCACGACAGATTGCATACGATGCTGACTGGGTACTTGCTCTGGGTCGTGCTACAAATTCAGACATCCTTGAGTGCGTATTCCGTAAGAACCGTAATGGATTTATGGGCGAGTTCTTGGTTCAGGTAGACTTTGATAAGGGCTGGTACAAGTACAAGGATTACGAAGATAATTAAATAAAATTGTATAATAGAGTATGGCTGATTTACACCATAAACCTATTAAACGATTTTATTTTAATGGAGAGATCCATGATGACTCAGCGATTGGTAGGTTAAGGGTAGAGTATACCAGGCTTCTCCAGCAACAAATGAGAGAATCTGGATATGCCGTAAGACTTGACATTGACCCAGACTTTACAATAAAATATAACAAGAAGACAGAAACATTTACATTTAAGATATCGATATACGGAACATATGTAGGAAAGAAGAAGATAGAATGCGTAGTGGGAATAGACGGCACAACAGTGATTTATACACAGCCGAACAAATTAAAAGAGTCCTCACAGGCTCAGGCATCAATATTGAATCAGAAGTAGACTCTGACTACATTATCTTTTGCCCATACCACAATAACTATCGTTCGCCTGCTGGAGAAATCGATAAGGTAAATGGAACATTCTTTTGTTTCTCATGTCAGAAAATTGCAGACCTTGTAGAATTTGTAATGCACACTTCTGGTCGCACATACTTTGAGTCAGTTCGCTACATTAAGTCAAAAGAAACTGAAACTGATATTGAGCAGATCGTAAACAAGGCTTTAGTCATTAAGCAGGAATACACCCAGTTTGATCAGGTCTTAGTTAAGCGTCTAAATCAGCAAGCACTTGAGTCTCCTCGTGCCATGCGTTACTACAACGGAAGAATGATTTCCGAAGAATCCGTAAAAAAGTTTTGGCTTGGATTTTCTGAAAAGCAAGATATGGTAACTATCCCAGTCCACTCACCAGATGGCATGGAAGTTGGATTTGTAGGAAGATCCGTAGAAGGCAAAGACTTTAAAAATACTCCAGGACTACCCAAAAGCAAAGTCCTATTCAACCTACACCGTGTAAAAACATCCAGCAAGGTCTATGTTGTCGAATCATCATTCGATGCCATTCGTCTTGACCAATGTGGATTTCCAGCGGTAGCGACACTGGGTGCTAACGTATCCAGTTTCCAAACAGACCTACTCAAAAAATACTTCAATAACATTATTGTTATTGCT